TCATAATTAAACGTATTAGAATCCTCAACAGGTGCACCGCACCCTCGAGCGAAACGATTTATATAGGGGTCTTTTTTACCCTTGCTTACAAAAATCCAATTAGTCACGTCTTTCGATATCCTCTTCGATACAGGCTTCCCCGTATTGAACTTCTAGTATGTGTGTTAAATCATCTGTGGGGTTACTTGCTTTATGCCAAGTACCTACTGAAATATCATATCCTTTTGTTAAGGGTAAAAGCTCTACAGTATCACTAATGTTGTTCCACTCTGTTTGCATTTTAACTTTGCCTTTTAGTACATACCAATGTTCTGATCTTTGAAAGTGTCTTTGATCAGAAAGACATGCACCTGGCTCAATTACTAATTCTTTAATTTTAAAATTGTTTTCAGGTTGATGATCTAATACTCTATACCAACCCCATTTGCGTTTTGTTTTAGGTGTTTTCCATTCTCCTAAAATCCAACTACTTGAATTCTTTTTATCTGTACCACCAACACCAAATTGAAATTCTACTCTATTGTTATCAGTAAACTTTTCTACTTCTGGTGAATTGCCTTCACCTCTATCTCCACCGTTAGCAAATACTATTCTGTCATGCATTGTTTCAGATGTTTTAAGTGCTACGTCTATCGCACCACATGCCGATCCTTCCTTATCATCTTCAAATGTAATAACATTATCTACTACAGCAAGTTCTTTAATAATAGCAATTCTTTCTTCAACGGGCATAAAAGGCATGCCCTTTTTATTTGTTAACCATTCGTCGCTGTTAACACCAACCCATAACTCGTTACCAAGTTCTTTGGCTGCTTTAAAGTAGGCAATATGCCCGGAATGTAAGGGGTCAAACCCGCCTGTAACTAGTACGATTCTTTTCATACTAGTATTTATATGCGCAGTTTATGTAAAGAAAATTAAATGGTTGCGTCGTCTAAACCAGCTGTTCTTAGTTTAACGATATTAGATACTTGCCATTGTTTAATGTCTAGTCCTTTGATAATTCCTAGCCATTTATTACGTAATAATGCAAACTCGTTAATAATTTTTTCAAAGTCTACAACATCAGCTTCGCCATCTACAAATTTTTCAGCATCTCTAGAACTTAATTGACGTTGATAATTTTCAACATATTTTCTAAAGTGTGTACTACGTAAACGGCGAAGCTCAATGTTTAAATATTCGAGTATTGCTTCGATCTCTTGTAACTGTCCAAATCTAGTTTCTACAATTGCAGGCATTTGTGCTGATGCTTTTTCAAGACGCCCAACAACATTTGTCTCTTTTTTAGCCTGTAATAATTCTGCTTCGTAGTACTGCACAGCGGCAGGTATCTTCGAAATATCTTTAGAAACTTGATCGTACCAGTTCATTTAATCCTCATCATCCCAAATTGCATCTTCGACGTCTTCATCGTAATTAGTGTCGCCGTCATCTTCGTCCTCAGTTACATACTCAATTGCAGTATCTAAGTATGTGTCAATACCAAAGAGTTCATTGATTGCAATTTCAGATACTCCGTGGTCTACTAGTGCAGTAACAAAACCTTTTGCTACTTCTTGTTTTTCCTTTTCAGGAACATGTTCTGACACTACGTTCCAAATGTCAGCAATTAGATCAGATTGCATAGATTTCTACTCCGTTATTCAGTTGGTTGTTCTTCGTAAACTTCCTCATCGACTACTTCGACAGGAGTCTCTATTACAGGTGTATTTATGATATCATCCATAATTATCTGTAACTTATCTCCAGTCCATGCTTTTCGATATTCTAGCATAACTTCGCCAGTTGACGGACTTGTATACTCAAGTCTATTACCTGACTTTTTAAGATATCCTTTTGCTTCGAATAACTCAATCAATCCACTATGCGGATCCATGCCTGTTTCATATGGTATTTCAACTTGTACACTTTCGAACGGTTTATTGTAACGTGTTTTCATTACCTTACACGCCGCTCTAATACCATGTACTTGTGAAGTTTTATTACCGTCTGCATCTACTTTAAGTTTAAGTTTCTTAATAGCTACAACAATACTAGAAGCATATACAAACCCTTGTCCACCGCTGATCTTATCGTCTGGATCAAACATATCTTGTGATGCATATGTGTGATTAGTACATACCATACCTACGTTATAACTACCAATCATGTTAACTGTGTTACGAACAAGTGCAGTCAATGCCTTAGGCTTACGACCCATATCACCTTTCATATCACCTTTTTGGAACTGGTCAACGTCTGTAGGTGTTAGTAACATACCTAACGAATCAATTACAAATAATACTTTAGGACGTTCTTCTTCTGCCATATCACGATATTCTTTCATAAATTCTGATACTGTTCTAGCAACATCATCAATCATGCTCATGTTAAGTTTAAGAAGTTTTTCTTCTGAAGTATCTACGTCAAGTGCTTGTAGCCACGCTTCGTCAAGTGCGTTCTCTGAGTCAACTAATACTACAAAGATGCCTTGTTCCTGTGCAGCCTTTACAATATTTGCTGAACAGAAGTAACTCTTACCACTACCTGATTCACCTGCAAATACTGTTACCTTACCAAGCGGAACACCTTTATTAAAGTCGCCACTTACAAGATAGTTTAGTGCAAAGTTTCCTGTGCTGACCCAATCAGTTGGATCATTAAAGCCAATACCAAGGCCGTCAATGCTCTTAGTGATTGTCTTTCTGAATTTACTTATGTCAAATGCTTTTGCCATTTTTACCTTTCCTATGTGTTAGAGTGTAGTGTAGAAGATCTCGCTGGATACCGAAAGGAGATTTTAGCCGGAACTTCCACATACACAATTAATTAACTAGCGTTTCTGCTTCTAATCATTGCAAGAATATCTTGCGCTCTGTTAGAACCATCGCCTTCACTTGCCGCAGCCTCTTGTGCTGTTGCAGTTGCAGCCGCTGGTGCCGCTTCTGCTACTGGTGCTGCCGGAGCCGCTTCAGGTGCAGGAGTTGCTGCTGGTGCTGGTGTTGCTGGTGTTGATGGAGTATATGCCTTGTTAGGATCTCCAGTACGTGACGCCATACCTGCTGGCTTAAAGTACTGACCCCAACGGTCCATATCATATGCCTCACCGTCTACTGACGCTTCGAACATCTCTTTCATAACCTTTAACTCAACCTCACCAGGTTTCTTTGGAAGGAAATCTGACATGTTGTAAAGACCATGCGTTTCGATTGCTGCCTTTTCAGTATCACTTAATGCACGTTCTTTACGTGACCAAGATGATGTAGAATAGTCTGCATAGCCGCCTTTAGAAGTTTTCTTAACTCTAAAGTCAACGCCACGCATATAGTCTGTTGGCAGTTCTTCAAGTTCAGGATCCATTAATGCACCTTTAATGATCTGGAAGATCTGTGGTCCAATAATAAATCTACGGATTGGGTTTTCCGGAGAACTTTCTTCGTTTAACGGGTCTTCAGTAACAAACCCTTGGAATACATATGAACGTTTTTTCCAATACTTACGTCCCATATCTTCTAAAGATTTATCTTTGAACCATGGTCGAACTTCTGTTAAGATCGGACATGGTGTGCCGTCGTTATACATTTCCATACATGGAACTTGTACAATTACCTGACGTGAGTCAGTGTCGCCTTTTACTCCAGCAAACGGAAGTTTAATCATTGCACGTTCTGCCCAAAAGAACGTATTAGATTGATCGCTGTCAGGTAAGAAACGAATTACTGCTTCTTTGCCTTCTTGCATATTCCAATGTGGGTAAATTGCGTTGTCTCCACCGGAAGAATTTCCAGTGTTACGATTGTTGGACTCTTGTAGTTTAGCCCTTATTTCTGCGAGTGATGCCATTTGTGCCTCCTATAGCCTTGTTATATGTTTTCACTTTCATGCCTAAGCATATGTATTATTATATGCTCTTTTATTTAGCCCGTCAACTGTTATTTTAACTAAAAGTGGTTTCATTCAGCCAAAAAGAAAGGAGACCGAAGTCTCCCTACTTAAATTATAACTTTGTGTTGTTATAGTGCCTTGTGCAATTGAGCAACTAGCTTTGCTTTAGTCAGCCTTCTATCTAATTCAATGCCGTTATCTCTGCCTAATTCTTCTAACTTAACTTTTGTCATTTTTGATAACTCAGCTTTAGTTACTTTCTTAGCTTTTGCTGGGGCCTTTTCTTTCACTTCGTCCTTTAGTACCAAAGGTTCTACTGGTGAAGTGAACAGCTTTTTAATCCAGTTAAACATATTCTTCTCCGTTAATGAGTATTATTTAAGTCTTTTAGTAAGCGCCAGCTAAGGTTTTGATTCTTTCAAGTTCTTCGAGTTCTTCTGCCCCTTGCTCTTGTGCCGGTGCCATTCGTTCTACCATCTTACGAGCAACTTGTCCTGCATGTTCGCCGAACTTCTTGTCTACCATAGTAGCAACGCCTTCTGGACCTTTTGGAAATGTGCCACTATTTTTATCGTACATACTTACAATAAATTGTGCTACTTCGTTAATATCATATGACTTACCGTCTACTTTGAATTCTTTTTTGCCTGCTTTCTTAGCTTTGTCTAGTTCGCCGGAAAACTTGTTTCCTTCGCCAAAATCTGGCTCATCTTGTTTTTCAATATGATTGCCTTCGTCATCAAAGTCTGTGTCAACCATATCAATTGCAAACATAGCATCAGCTGCGTCATACTTGCCGTTTCTAATTGCATCTTTAACTTTGTCTTTTGGCATTTTTAATTTTTGATCTTCGTCTGTAAAGTCACCTAAAATTTCTTCAGCACCAATTAACGCATCACTTACTCTACCTTCTTGTTGCGTTCCTTCGTGTTGTTTATGATCTGCATTATCGTACATTTCTTGTGCGTCCTCCTGACAAGCTGCCATTAACTCGTCCATGTCTTGCATTTCAAGATCCATGTCAGCATCAAAACCTAATTTACTGTTACCATCCATTTGGCAGTCTAGTGATATTGATTTAGGATCAACTATAATGTTTGCTGGACCATCTTCGTTTTCAATTTTTGCTTTATACGATACAGTGCAAGGTGTCATTTCGCCGTCATCGCCTGTTCCATCCCATTGAAACTCGCCTTCGAACTCGTCTGGCATAAAGCCTTCCATTGGTGGCTCAGATTGATCAGCACTTACTGCTGGTTCATCTGCCATATCACCAAAGTCTAATGATTCTAAGTGCTCAGGTGCATTTTCTTCAACCCATGCTTTAACTAATGGGCGAGCATCTCCGTTAGGATCTTCTTTTGCCTTCATTTTAATATCGTTAAACAGTCTGTTGTCTTCGATAATACCTTTTAAACTTTGAATAGCATTTGTGCCATCTACGCCTACTGGAAAGTCTTGGTTTACTAATTCATTTAGACTTGCAACTGCCTCTTTAATTTCTTCGTCGCTACCTGTTGTAAGAGGTGAATCTTCACCTAGTGCCATTGCCCAATTTTCAAATGCTGCAAACGGATCACTTGCTTCGTCCATATCATGTATGCCATTACCATTGTTATCAACCCAATGACTACCATTTTCATCGTGTGAGTCATGCTCACAATCAGTTGTAGGTTTGTGCATTACATCATTACAATCTTTACAGTGATATTTGTCTGATTCGTTTTTTGTCATTTCGACTATGTCGTCATAGCCTACAATTTCATCTTCTTTCATTAGTCTATATAGTACTGGAAATACTGATGTTAAATCTTCTTTGAAATTTCTAATAGTGAATTGATCTTTAAACTGTTCCATTACATCATCTGGTACTTCCATTGCCTCTGGTGCCTGGAAACCTTCTACGTATGATTCATAGTGAGGTTGTTTAGCTATTTTTGCAATTCTTTCTCTTAAACTATCAAGCTGGCCTTTGCTACGTTCAACAACTGAATTTGTGTCGGAGTTCATTAAGTCGTTACGTACAACATAGCCTGTGAAACTTTTTAATTGTGCAATTTCTTCACTCATTTTAATAATGCTTTCACCAATTGCATCGTATGGAGCACCACCATTTGCAACGTGTCTTTGCATAGCTCTTGCGCCTGCTAAGTGAATAAAAGGATATTTAAATCTTTCACCTTGTGAGTTTTCAACAAATAAAGCAGCAATATTTCTTGATCTATCACCTGGCTTCATTTCTGTATCATCAGCAAGTGTTTTACTATGCTTGATGATTAATCTTGTATCTTCCAGCTTTTGGAAGCTCTGTTTCTTAGTCCCGTATAAGGTGCTCTCGTTCATTTTATTCTCTCCGACTGGTTTTACTATTGTGTCATTATCCGCTTGTGGGTTTGAGTATTGACTTAGGAATGCATAATCCCTTTGGTCTAGATTGTCTTTAGCAATGTCTCTAGTATCAAATGCTAGTAGTCGACGCTTACTAAACTTTCTTAATTCTTTTAGAAATCCGTACCAATTGTCTTTTTGTGGATCATCCATGCCTTCAGTAATACCATTTGAAAAGTATACTTTCATTGAATTTGGTTCAGCAAGGCTAATACTCACGTGTCCAATATTCTTATCACCTTCATTATAATCAAAGTCAAAGAATCTGGCCTGCTCCGGGTTGATAGTAATTGACCCAGCGTCATCTCCTAATTTTAAACCTTTAAATCTACTTCTAATTTTATAGAACAGATCGGTTGCTATGTTGTTAGTTGCGTCCATATAACTATTTATCAAAATCCTGTACTTACGAAGATCGGCATTGGGAACTGATCTTCTGTCATTCTTTCCGTCATTTTATCGTATATTTTAGGATCCCAGTCAGATAATACATTGGCCATGCGTACAATTAATAATGTTGCAGCCACTAAATCGTCGTGTTCACCTGTTTTTGCACCGTACCCAACACCATGTGCTACGAATGTTTTTAGCTCTGATATGAGCGGTTTACTGTGTATTTTCATCTTATTCTTTTCTAATAAGTTTTTAAATCCGCTACATGCAGTAATCTTTGTTTTGTGTGTTGTGTTAAATCCTTTTCTATAACGTCTAACATGTCCTTTTCTCATAGGCTCACTTAAGAATAATCCGTTAAAGTTTTCTTCACCTATATCTGCAATAACAACTAATGCTGCTTCACCGATTGTATTATTCTCTACACTATAATATATTGTAGGACTTGCATTTCCGCCTGCTTCGCATTCTGTTTGGATGTACTGTAAAATTTCTCTTAGTGTTCTTATTTGCTGTTGTATTGGAGTTAAGTTATGTCTCCATTCTCCTACTTGTTCCATGCTAGGCATTTCAAATATTTGAATAGCACCATAGTCGCCGCCTGTACCTAAACTTGGATCCATACTTACTAGATATGTTGCTTTAGGATTAATTTTCTTATACCAGCGTGTTTGACCAGTATTCATGATAGGCTCTGATCCTTCTAGTTCTGCTAACTTAACACTATTAATAAGTGTTTCATCAAAGATTAAGAATTCACAATCAAACTCACGTCTAAAACGTTCGTCACCGATCTTTGCTTTTTCTTCTGCTGCCCAGGCCTCATCTCTATCTGGATGATCAACCCATGGAGCAAAATAAGGATAGAATCCGTTAGTGCCTACACCCAAATCGTTACCGTGATCGTCAAACTTTTTATTTGCTTCTGTCCAAATCATAGCAAACTGATCTTCATCTGAGTTTGGTGTACTTGTAACAATAGCTTTACCACCTGTTGACAGTGTAGGAGAAAGTGCAGTCCAAAACTCTTTGGCTTTTTCCGGAGGTTGCACAAATGCAAACTCATCACAGTATATTAATGAAAGTGATTTACCACGTCCAGTATCTTCTGTTGTAGTAGTTGCTTGTATTCTACTACCGTTATCAAATTCAATTGTGTTTCTGTTATATGTATAGATACCAGCACGAACAAAGTCAGGTAGTGTTTCATATCCATATCTAAATCTATTCATAATGTCTTGTGCACCAGTATATTTGTGTGCAGCAATTAGTACCTGCGATTCAGGTGTAAACATTGTATACCATAATAGATATCCAGCAGCACAGGTCGTCTTACCCATCTGTCTAGGTAACATAGCAACACAATATCTATTTTCTGCATATGCTTGAATTAGTTCTCGTTGAAATCCATAAGGCTCAAACTTCATTGATCCTTTTACAGGGTGTTGAATGGTTAGAAAGTTTTCACAAAAGTATAATGGTCCCGTGATAGGATCCATACAAGCCTCTAAGTGCTTGACTTCTTCTAATGTAAATTTATTTTTGCTGTGGGCCTTCTTTATCTGAACGCCATCTAAACTCTTTGCCATACTAGTATTTACTCAAAAAAATAGCACCCGAAGGTGCTATTGAATCTTATAATAGCAGTATTATGCTAATTCTAGCGTAGTTTTTACTGTACAAGTAACACCAGTAAAGTCAATTTGTGCTGGTGTAGCACCTGATAAGTCAGTTAGTGCAATAATTTCATCTTCAATTTGCTCAACAAGTGTCTCAGCACCTGCGCCATCATAGTCTAATGAATCATTTGATTGCTCAACTACAAGTGCAAACTTTTGGTTTGTACCATATAGTGCGCCACGAATAACAACAGTACAATATTTTTCAACAATACGCATAATGCTTTCAATTGCTAGTCCGCTTCCTGTTTGAGCGTTTACTGCTGCACCACATGCAATTTCAAATACTGTTAAGTTTTTGTTGCCGTTGTAATGTATAGCTGTCATATCAGCATATGGTTTTCTATTTTCAGCAACCTTTACTGCACTGCCGCCGCCGATTGTTGCTTGTGTTAAATCTGCCATTACTTCTCTCCCTTAGCTTCTGCTAAACGTTGTGCAAGTTCAGCTTTAATTTGAGCTCTTAGGTCATCACCTTCTTTTACTTTTTTCATAGGATTGTCACCATCTGCTACTTTAGGATGTGTATCCTTAGGACGGTTCATTCCACCTGCTAATTTGTTTTGCATGTAGTCAATGTCTCTGTGATCTTCATCAGGCTCATTAGCATATGCTTCTTCTTTATCTTTTTTCTCTGCGTCGTGGTCGTCCATGTCGTGGTCGCCATCGTCGTCTTTGTCTAAACCTTTGATCATATCGTGATCTGCATCATGGTCATCTTTGTCCATGTCCATGTCCATATCACCACCTGGCTTATTATCGTTATCGCCATCAAAGTCTGGAATCAATTTGTTAATTGGCTTTGGCATAGCAATAGTCATGTCTGGCATGTCTGGTAAGTCTGGTTTTTCTGGTTGGTTAATCATATCTGGATTAACTTTTGTCATTAATTTTAATACGTCATCAATAGCATCGCCTTCTGCACTGATATTAACATTCATTCTTGCTTTGTCTTTTTGTTCAGGTGCTGTCATTGGAGCCTGTGGCATAGGAACTGGCATCTCTGTAACAGGGGCATCAGTTGTGTCAAGCTCACGCATTTTTTGCATAAGTTCATTAAAGTTCATTATTTACTCCCTACAGGGCTGTTAACACCCGCTTTGTCGATTTTAATCTTAGGAACGTCTGCAAGTACGTCTGCTTTTAATTTATCGTGTCCTAATTCCTTCTTACGTTCTTTAGAAGTTTTCTGTAAGTCTTTCAAAAATGATTTGTTAAAATCATCACCAAAGTAGTCTTTGTATTTGACTTTGCCTGCTTCTTTATATTCGTTGTCGTGTAATAGTGCGCCTTCTCTTTTGTCATCATTAATTTGATACTCTTCAGTTGGGCTGGCACTGTTTCTTACTTTACAACGATCTTCAACACACCCGCACTCTTCACAACAGCTCTTATGTACTTCTTGCGGAGTAATAGGATAGTTTGTAACAAGATTAAATGTAGTTACTTCCATGTTGTTTAGTTCTGGAAAATCCATAGGAACTTCCGTAACTGGTGTTTTTGACATCTCTTCGCAAGTTATTACTTCTCTAGAAGCCATACATGACTTTAGTCTATCGCAAAAGCCTTCAGGAACTTCACCTGCTACTTTTACGTTGAAGCTGTACACTTTTTTGCTTTCTGTCAAATATTCATTGAACGTTTTCATATTAGTATTTATTCCTTTCCGCCTAATTTCTTCATTAGTTCATTGCGATCTAGCATGATATAGCCTGATCCATCTACTAATTCGTTGGGATCTTCACCTGAATCTTGATCAAGTTTCAGCTTTCTCATCTGTAAATCTACGGCTTTTAACTTCTTATCAATTTTAGCAGATTTAGCATCTACTGCATTTTTAAGCATACTACCAGCCACTTCAAAAATACGTCCACTGTAACGTACTTCTACATTCATGCCCAAATCCATTAGATCATCGTATGCTTTCTCAGCCTTATCAGCTAAGTGATCTAGATCCGTTTCACCTAGTGTATCCAATTCTCTTACTGCTGGTAATTCTTTAGTAATGTTTTGGATTGCTTGATAACTTTGATCTACGCTTTTTATTTCAGCTTCCATTTCTTCAGCCTTTATTACAGAAGCTTCAACCTCTTTAGGTTCTTCTTTTGATTCTTCCATATTAAAAAGTTCTTCTAATTTCTTTGTCATACTTTTACTTATCTTCGTTTCGGTCCAGTGTGAAAAATATCTTCTTCAGTTACTACCCTAAAACGTAGTCCTTTCTGTTTACACCATGCTGTAGCTGCTTCCCATTTTGCCATATTGAGTAAGTATTGCTCTTGATTGTATCTACTTTTACCAACACTTTCTCTAAATGACTGATTTTTAGGTTTAACTTCTATTACTTCTGCATGTTGCTTACCTTTTTTATCTGCATAAACAATAAAGAAGTCAGGTACGTAAATTGTGTGCTTACCTGTTAATGGGCTTCTGTAAGGTATTTGTATACTTTCACTTGCCCACTTTGCAACACCCTGATGTTCATCTAACATCTTCATAAAAACAGTTTCCCAACTTGAACGGGCCATTGGTGTTTTAGTACCAACATACTTGCTGGGGTTTTTCATTTCAAATCTGCCTTGAGCAAATTTAGGCATATTAAGCACTCACGTTACGTTGTTTTGAGACATCTTCTACCGGTGTACGGTATCCTAGTGTTGAGGTTGCTGGTCTGTTATTATTTAGAACTTCGGCAACCAATGCACTAATTTCTAATTGTTCTAAGCCAGTAATATCGTCTAAAACTTTTGTTATAGGCATGTTTTCTAACTTTGCTTGTTTTAATAATGATGTTGCAACAACTTCTGCTGCACTATTATCAAACCCTTTATCTAAAAAAAACATAATTGCTGCGTCATAGTCAACAGCATTATATTGTAAAGGTGATTTGCCGTATTGGTCAAAGTAAAGTCTAGTACGTGCTGCACTATCTTGTATTTCTTTTGCTGGTAAATTAGTAGGCATGTTATGTTCCTATATCCTGTCTTCCTATGCCGGTGCCGCCACGTGTTACTTTTTTCGTTGCAGTAGTAGTTCCGTTGGCTGCATCATTCTTCGGAAAGAATATTCCTGCTGCACCTGATATTGTATTTGAAATTTGTTGTATGCCACCTGGGCTTGTTAAAATATTAACACCCTCGTTGATAATAGAATCTTTACT